GTAGACCGTAGGAACAACTGCTGAGCCACCCGTCGGAGTAACTGTCGGGATTGCCACTGTTGTCGAACTCGCATAGCCGACCGATTTAAGGTTCCAAGTAACAAAACTGGTCGAACTAGCGTTGGTCGTTCCAACAGAGTTGGTCGCCGAGATTCGCACATAGTATGTCGTGTTTGCCGACAGTCCAGACCAGTTGTAATAAATCGTGGTGTTTGTTGAGCCTGTGATAGTTGACCCATAGGTAGCGATGTCGGTCCATGTCGAATTGTTCGTACTGTATTGAAACTTGACCGTGGTGTTGGCTCCGCCAGCGTTGACAGTCGCATTGATGGTCGCTATCGACTGGTTGTAGTTGGTTGTCGTCTGCATGGACACGGTCGGGGCGAGAGCCGCTATGCCAAGGAACTGTCCAAAACCTTTTGAGCCGTCCCCAAGTGAACTGAGAAATGGCATGGCGACCTACGCAAACTTGGTTTGAGAGCCGAGAACCGTGTAGGTCGGTGCAGATGCCGTTTTGATGACCGTGAACACATACACATCGATACTGGAAGCGTTACCGCTTGATGGGGCTGTTCCGTTCTGCCACTTTGGTGTCACGGCGCTACCGTCAATTTGGAATCCCGTTTGATAGTAAGCAGTTGTACCGTTCGTGACCAGAAATACGACCGTGATTGACTGCCCCACGGCAAGGGTCGAAGCCAGTGTGGTGCCCGAGTTGCCTCGTATGTTCAAGGTCCAGTTCGCCGTCGCATTAGCGGTGTAATACAAAACCGATTGCGTTTTGACATCAAAAGCAATGGTTCCCGTAGCGGCTGAGGCGCTGACCGTTGCTGCCTCAATGGGGGCTGTGAAAGTTGTGTTCGCCGTGGTCCATGGGGCTATGTACTGTAAGCCCGTAGATTGCCCCGAAGCGGCTGCAAGCACATAACCATCAGTTCCCGCTCCAAGACGGCTTACCGTCGCATTGGCGGTGCCTACAATCAAATCTCCCTTGGTGGTGACTGTTGACAAAGCGACACGCTGAGTGACTTTATAGTCGAGGGAGGTGGTGACGGCTGAACCGTCGACCCCGACCTTGGCTTCAAGGGCTTTTACAGCGTCGTTGATGTTCGCATGTTGACCCGCATGGTCAGGCGAAGCAAGGGTGTCTGTTGAAGTTGGGTTCGTGTAGGTATCAAGAGAGGTAGGAAAATTCGTCGCCATTGCGACCTACCTTCTAGTCGAGCGACAGAGTCAGCGAGGTGATTTCGAAAGTGTCGCCAGCAGTAACTGAAGCGGTGGATGACAAAGCGCCAGTCCAGATGCAGTTGCCGCCAGTGCTCGCATCCCACATTGACCAGTGGCTGTAGGTCTCTGTTGCGGCGACATTGGTCCACGAAAGGGTAGCGCTTGAAGCCTTCGAGCCAGAAGCGGCTGCGGACCATGACACAGACTTACGAGTGGTTTCTGTTGCGGCGTTCGCTGTGCCATCTTCGCCAGCGTCGCCTGTGTGCAACTTCACATAACAGGTGGTAACGGAGAAAGAAGTGCCACCGAGGGTGTCGAGCAACTTGAGTTCTGCGTAGTTACTGATTGACATCTTCGATTACTTCCTTCTTCGGTGTTGCTTTTGGTTTTGGTGCTGCTTTGGGCTTAGGAGCCACTGCAGCGGCTTCGTCATCCTCCAAGCGGCGGAGTCGTCCAGCGTTGATAAGCGCTTTCTTATTCCGCCACTCGGAGGCATCGACGATTGTGCCTGCCTCGATGCTTTTTCCATCAATCCCTGCGATAACTCGCAAGACTTCATACATTTCGGCAGACACTGTGGTCACTCTTCTTTCGATTAAGCGACGACGGAGGCGAAGAAAGCACCCATGTCAGATGCAATCACCTTGTGTGCCCATGCTGCTTCTGCTTCGATGCGCTCAGCCTTGAGCGATTCCATACGGAAGCGAGAAGTACCGATGGTTGCACCGATGCCGCCTGACACGCCAGTCCAGCCGAAGGTGTAGCCAGCGGAAGGCTGGAGCAAACCTGCGTTTGGAGCGGAGTAGCAAAGCATCGCTGACTTGCCGTGCACGAATGAGTAAGCGCCTGTTGCGCCTTCCTTGTTCGTTGCCTTGACGGACTTGGTAACAAGAACACGGTCCACTTGGAACATGCGAGCCATCATCTCTTCGGTGATGACATTCGACGATGTGTACTTGATACGGTCCACGAGGTCTGGGTGGTTCTTCAACTTGCGGAAAGCCTGATAACCAAGCACGAGGGTGTTTGCCTCGAAGCCAGTGGTCGAAAGGATTTGTTCCTTCGCTGCTTCGATGTCCTCGAGAGGGTCAGAGTTTGCGTAGTCGCTCCACTGCTTGAACTCGTTGGTCGATGGTGTACCCGAAACGCCTGTGTAGTCAGTTCCCCAAACACCAGTGGTGAAGAAGGTCTGCTGCCAGTCAATTTCCTGACGGAGAAGGATTCGGCTGGTTACGAATTCTGCTGCTTCACGGTCAAGGTTGATTGGGGTGTCAGCGTTGGCACGGGTCTGGTCGCCCACATCCTTGTGGAATGACCACACCATTGCGCTGTACGAATCGGTCGACAGGTTGTAACCGCCGCCTGCTGATTCGGTCGCATCGGCACGGACCTGTGCTTCGTCACGGAACCAATCGTTCTTCGTGTACTTGAAGAACTTGTTCGACTGCTTCTCAACTGGAACAAGCGGGAAAACCTTCGTAGCAACGAAGTTTCCTGCTTGCTGCATATAAGCAACGGAGATGTTCGTCAGAATCGCATCAATATGGACTGACGACTGTGTGGGCTGTGGCATTGGAGTTTTTCCTTCTTCCTAGCGGTTGATTAGGCTGCTCGACCTGCGGACTGCAGAGCGACGACGGCTGTGATGATTTCACCTGAAGCGCCACCAGTTACGGCAGAACCACAGATGTACTTCGTGGTGTCAGTGCCAGCCACGATTGCTACGCCAGTACCCGTCGAAGATGGGCTGACAATTGCTCCTGCAGCGACGGTGCCGCCGAGGACCAACTTGGTTCCACCAGAAACCAGAACCTCGGCAACCTTGCCTGAGACTGGGTTGTTCTGAAGAACACCGATTGGACGGTCGGTTGCTGCTGCACATGCAACTGCCTGACCGCTGGAATTCAACTTGACGAATGTGTACTGAGCGGACGAAAGGTCTGCGCCAGCCACAAGGCTCAACTTGACTGAATAATTACTGATTTCGTAAGCCATTTGTGGTTACTCCTATCGCTCTGTGAGGTACTGGTTGTACAGGTCTGGGTTTGAGGCGACCAAACCTGAAATCGCCTGCTCCATGGTGCGGTATTCGCCCGACTCCACGGCTGCCTTAGCAAGACTTTGCACCTTGCCGAACGCATCTGTGGTTGTTGAGCGGCTTGCGCCACCGAGTTCGCTGAAAATCGAAGCAGCCTCTTGCTGAGCATTTACTGCGTCAAAAGCCTTTTCGATGACCGATGCGAGGTTCGCATCAATGTCGGCAACTGTGCGGAGAGCAACGCCGAATTCGGAAGCGTCGATTTGGAGATTTTCCCAACCTGCTGCCTTGGCGATGTACTCACGGTCACGCTGAATCTGGCGCTCCTTGCGGAGTTCTTCACGGGCTGCGTCTGCTTCGCCCTGTGCCTTGTTGAGAAGTTCACGCACTGCTTCGGGGACTGACTTCATCAAGTCATCCTCTTCGCCCTCTTCTGGGTCAACGGTTGCTGCTGCTTCCGATGCCTTCTTGAGTTCAGCGATTACTTCGTGAGCCTTGGCAAGTTCTGCCTCGAGTTCGACGACACGGTCAATGTAGTCGTCGTTCAGGTCCAGAACCTGTTCGTCATTGTTTGCCACTGAATCCTCCGTAGCGTTTGCGTTTTTCATGACAATCCAACCTTCTTCAAGATGAGCGGGGTGGTCTACGCCACTTGTCTCAAGAACCTTGAGCGCCACCATCTTTTTGGTTTTCTTTGCTGCCATGTTTTTCCTCAAAGAAAGACCCAAGCACCTTCACCTTTCGGTCAAGAATCCTTGGGTCTCGGATGAGTGAAATTGTATGTCATCGCATATTCACGACAACTTGAGTGGGCTTTACTCGGCGGTTGCTGTTTCCTCGGTTGGTGTGTGGACCACTTTGGTTGGGCGCTTGTAGAAACCGAATGTCTCGTCCTTGTCGCTTGCCTCGACTGTGGAGGCTGTGAAAGCAATTCGGTCGCCGACCTTGCATCCCCAGCACTTGCTTGGCTCGGTTCCCCAGACCTTGAAGCCTCGGTCATCGAGGACCGTGATGACATACCGTGTGCCGTAGTCGTTTTCGACGGTTGAGGTGTTGATGATTGTGCCGTTGATTTCGACCTTTTCGCCTGTGATTACTGGAACCTTGGGGGCTGCTTCCTTGATTTCCTTCATCTTCGTCCAATTCATCTGACGGCGGTAGGCGGGAATCAGAGCGGCGATGAAGCCGATGTACTTATGGTCCGTCTTGTCGAATTCGACGATTGTCTTGAGGTTTCGGATGAAGTCGCTGGTTGGCTCCACTCCGAGAATCCACTCGATTGCCTTGTTGATTTCGTCCGTCTCGTCATCCGTGAGGGTGATGTAGTTGTAGTTGCGTGGCTCGAGGAGGATGCTCATCATTGCTTGGCGTGTGGGGTGGCGACCGTCACGCTTTTGGTAGCCGAACTCCTTGATTGCCATGGCTGCTGCGTAGGTGAGTTCCCGAACCGAGAAGTGGCGACCACCGCCACCGCCTCGCATCCGCTCCATCGAATCAATCAAGTCGTCCAGAGCCTCGAAGTAGGGCACCTGAAGGCTGTGACCTGTGTAGTCCTTCATACAGGTTGAGCCGATTTGGATTCGGGTGTTATCGGCGAGATTGACGAAGATGTAGGTGTTCTTGCGCTGGCGCTTCACATTGCAGTGGTCGCAGTCGCTGGGGACCGTGAAGAACTCTTCAGTGTTGGGTTGGTCAATTAAGTGGGGCGAGAGGCGGACGATGTTGGCACCTTCGGCGAGGTGTTCGATTGCTGCACCGAGAATCCAACCGTTGATTTGTGGGTAAGCATTGGTGATTTCGATGTTGAGGTAGACGACCAGTTCGCCGCTTTCGTCATCTCGTTGCTCGTAGCGACCGAGGTGAATGAGAGCGGGTTTTGGAGCGTCAATCTTGGTGGCGATTTTGACCAGTTTGGTCATTCGCTCTTCGAGCATTGGGAGCAAGAAGGCTGGGATTTGAATCTCGAGGCTTGTCGCTGGGATTGTGGTGGTTGTCATGTGGTCCCCTTTCCACTTTCATTCTACACCATGAGTGATGATTGTCAAGCCCTTTGCGGAACTAAAACTTTCACCATTTTCGCTGGGTGACTTACTTTGCGGTCTTTGCGCCCGCAGATTGGTGCTTCCTTCAAGTCAAGTTCTGTCTCCAGTTTTTGACCGCACTTTGGACACTTCCACTTGTTCATATTTCCCCTTCCTGCACCATCACGGTGCATCGCATCAACTCTGTGGGTTATGCAGGTCGCCCTTTTTGAAATCCTCGTACAACGCTTTGGCAATGCCATGAATCTTTCTGACCGCTGCGGCTCGGCTCTGAGCAAAGGCTTTGTGCTCAGGTTGCGACAATTCAACGCCCTTGTCACGGCGAGTTGCCATCCAAGCCAGTTTCTTGACAGCCCGACCAGCGATTGTGAGTTGCTCATTCCTATGTGCGGTGTATCGGTCGACCTCGTTTTGGAACGAATCAGCCATAGGATGCCCCTCCGCTATGCGCTGCTTTGCTTTTTGAATTATCCCTGAGTGATAGTTGACCTTGTCCAACGCCTTGGCAATAGTATAAAGTTCACTCTTTGTCTCGTTTGCCAAACCTGACGAAGCCCTTATTTCATCAGCCTCTTTGAGCCGTGCTGATGGGTTGTACTTTGTGCTCATGGTGTCCCCTCCACCCGACACATTACTCGATGTAGATGAGGAAGGCAAATCTTTTCCAGCCTTCCCCCAGCGGACTTGAGCGGCGTAGCGTCCTGCCGCTGAGCGGTCCCCACTAAAAGATTTATTCTTTTCCACGAGCGCTGCCTTCAGCAAAGCAATCGCATCAAGGTCACGGAGTTCTTTAATCCCGCCAGCCGTCTGCACGGCGTAAGCCACATAACCAAAGTGCTCAGGCTCCATGGCACTCTTCACCATGTCAAGAGCATCACCAACTTCCTTGGCGACGAACTTGATTGATAATACAGGTACTGTCCCGTCCGCTTTAGGCTTCACCTCGGTCGAGGAATGAGGTGAGAAAGGAGCCTTTTTGAATCCCCCCTTGCCTGAAAGAAAGTGAGCGGCTTGAGATAAGAGGGTTCGCATCTTGCCGCCAGCGCCAATTCTTTCTCCAGCAACTATGTGCACTTCATTGTTCGGTCCAAGAACAAGGCTGCCCATTTTGACCTTGCTGATGGGCGTGTGTGTGATGTCGAAATCGACGGGGCGTGACTTTCCATCCACATTGACATCGAACACGCTACGACCGCCAGAGCGGGGTTCCTGCGCCCTATCACGAGTTGCCGTCAGTCCAGCACCACCTTTGCCCCAACGAATATTGGCAGCGTACTGACCCGCCGCTGAGCGTGAGCCGAACTTCTTCTTGGCAACCTCTAGTTCGGCGATAGCAACAGTATCGGTGAGATTTTTTATACCGCCAGCCTTTTCGACTTTTTCAACGACCATCGCATAACCGAGGTCAGACATGTGAGGCTTCAAAGCGTCGAGAACAATCTTGTCTGCTTCATTCATGATTTCAAGACATCCAATCTTCTAATTGTGCGGTCCAATAAATGACCCATGTTTCTGATGACTTGAGCATCAGTGAACAATCTTGCGGACCGAGTCATAATCCATTTGCCGTTGGCATCTTTCTTGGGACCGCCCTCTGCGGCTTGCAAATCTTGACCCTTTTTTCTTGTTCTGGTCGACAACGACTTCAATCGCCTTGACTCTTTCGTCAATTGACCACGAACTGTCTCAACAGGGATTCCAGCCTCTAAAGACTTTTGAGCCTCAAACAGTTTTTTGCGTGTGCCATCAACTGCGGCTAACGCATCGCCTTTTTCAGCGCCAAATCCTGATTTGTCATAAGCCTTGTGGATTGACGCTTCCGTTTCAGCCAGCATGCCCTCATCGTTGAAAGCCGTTGCATAATTGGTTGCTTTCGTTCCACCAGAAGTATTTGCGCTTGCAGAACCACCCTCAGTGGTCTTTTTCCCCCAACGGGCTTGTGCTGCATACCGTCCAGCGGCAGAACGGTCTCCACCAAACGACTTGCGTTCGGCTGCCTTTTTTAGAATTGTCAGTGCATAGCCGTCGACATTGAGCAGACCGCCAGCCTTTTCAACCTCAACAACGATTTGCTGCCATTCATGCTCTGACACAAAAGCCAAAGCATCATGGTGCAACGCATCGAGGGCAAAACGGTTGGCTTGGTCCATTACTTTGTCTTGGCTGCTTTGATAATCAATTCACGGGCAGTACCACGAACGGCACGGATTGAACCTGCTTCTTCGACGGCTTTCACGACCAAGTCCCATTGTTCGTCGGTAATGTCGAGACGACCACGAAGGTTCTTAAGGATGATTTGGTCAGCCATCGGCAAATCGGCGGTTTCCTCTGCGGACTTTTGGAGACCGACGGAGGAGCGCAACTGCCATGTCCACTTTTGTGTCATGTCGATACGGTCAGCGATGAAATTGGCAATGCCTTGCTGATTCTCGGCTTGAGACGCTGCAAAAGCATTGTTCAACGAAGCGAGCAACTGGTCCAACTGGTTGAGTAGTTCCTTTGCCATGGCGACTGGTTCGTTGGCGGGCTTGCCTTCTTGGACCGTGCGAAGGTTCATGAACTCCGACAAGTGGAACGGTGCGTCGTCGCCCATCTTGAGAATGTTCTCTGCGATTGGGTCGATTGAGTCGTAGATGTCTCCGTAGATGTCGCTGAAAAGGCTGTGATACTGCGAGAAGTCTTGTCCCTTGACATTCCAGTGGTAGCCGTGAGCCTCGTGATACACGGAAACACTGTTCGCCAGAAGAACCTGAAGAGCGGACACCAATCCCGATGCCTTGGTCATCGAGTCGGGGAGCATGTCCATCGCATCGAGTGCCTCGGCACGGCGAAGGATGTGCTTCTTGGCAAGGTCGGGGTTGTGAGCACGACCAATTGATTGGATGGCGTTGGCAAGGTCTGCCTTGTCGACGATGGGGAATGAACCGTCTGGGAGCGCTTTCCCTTGGTCCGCAAGAGTGCGGCGCTGCTCGGTGCTGTAATCACGCTTTGACACTGGTTCCATGGTTACTTTCCTTTGTTGAGGAGCGCAGAAACACGAGACCAAATCAAGTCCCATGTTGCTTCGTCGTAGGTTGTTGGGTTGACAATTTCAGAGTCGGGTGAATTCGTCGTGTATTTATCGATGTTGGCTGCTGCCTCGTTCCACAGCATTTCATCGTTTGCGTCTTGCACGAATCCAGCCTCTTTTGCTTGTGCAAGTGTCAGTCCAGTATCGGCGTAGCCCGCATACCGCCTGAGCAGTTCATAGTCCATTTCCATGTTTTTTCCTTTGTTCGATTATTTCACAGATGCAGACTCAAAGCCAAAATTTTGCTTGTCGAGGAATTTCTGGTAGGCGGCTTTGTCGTGGATGACACGCTTGCCGTTTTCCAATGAGAAAATACGCTTCGGGGGACGGGTGTTTGTGTCAGTGACCGAGACTGAATCCCACTTGCCTGAACTCGCATACTCTTCAAAGTTTTTCGACACACCTTTGTGTCCACCGACGAGAGCGTTTTCGTCGACCAATCGCCCTGTTTTGGCGGCACGGGTCTTGTTGCGCTCAAGAGCCGTGGGGATGTCAACTGTGACGACATGCAGTTCAACTCGCTTAGCGCCAAGCGAACGATAAAGGTCCGTTTTGCCCATTGTCTTTGCTGCGCCGTTATCCGCCACACCGTCAACGACGATGTCGCTACCTTGTTTGAGTCCTGCTTTTGCCGTCAGAGCAGCAATCTGTGCGGACTCTTCATGATGAAGGTTTGCTGCCCGCATGTCTTTCGCATCAACCATTTGTCGATAACTAGGAATCTGTTCTTTGGCAGCGTCGGGGTTCACATCGACTGCTTTCACGGGTCCAGCAGAACGGTCTGCGTTGGGTACATTGACCTCGCCAGAGGCGATAGCGCTTGACTTTCCTGACGCTCCGCCACCACCCATCATGTAAGCATTTGGACCGTCTGGATTCTTGGGTACGCCGTCCAGTTTTTCAGCAATTGCTGCATCCCACATGGCTTGGCGCTCAGGGGTCAAATGCTTGTAGTACATGTCTGGAGTTGGTTCTTTCAAACCTGCAGCGGTCATATCTGCCGCCACAGCATCCAAATCACAGTGAGTCACGAGGCTTCCCGCTCCGCCCTTCAACGAGGCAAGAGCCATGCCTGTGGGTGTTACTGGACTGCCCAATGGACCGTCTTTCAAACCAGTTGATTCACGATACTTTTTGTCTGGAACGCTTGCTCGTGAACGACCCCAGCGGATGTTGGCAGCGTACTGCCCTGCTTGCGAACGGTTGCCGCCGAATGACTGTTTGGCTTTAGCAATCTCGGCAAAAATAATTTGAGCCTTTTCAAAAGGCATGTTGGCGAGCGCCGACGAACCTGATGCCCAGAATCTTTCGCCGTCTGTTCGCACAATGCCAACAGTCCCGTTGGAGCCGTAAAGACCAGCGACATTGAACACTTTGTCGTTGTACGACTTGTTGAGCGGGACGACCTTGTAATCGACTCCGTCGATGCGCTTGACAATGTCGGTTGTTTCTTCGACGGTCTCGTTCACTGGTTCCCCAGCGATGTGAGCACGGATACGGGCTTCAAGAAGGTCGGTGATGTCGGTCTTGGGGGCTGCAACGGTGTTCGCATACGCCTTGGCGATTTGCTTGGCTTTAGCGAGGGAACTGAGGTTGTTGATTTCGCTGTCGGCTGGGATGCCCATTTCGACTCGTGCTGCTGAGCCACCGATTGAGAATCCTGTGATTTTGTTGGCTTTGACAAGGTCCCAAGCCCAATCATTCCATTTGACACCAAGGAAAACAGTGCCTGATGGGTAGGTCACTTCTTTCGCATCACCCGTTGCTTTGGTCATGTTGAGCGTGACTGGCACAGGGAACGACATGGCTTCGACCCATTCTCCAGCGACAATGTCTTTGTTGTGCTGCAAACGAATGTCACGGTCGCCTGACTGGACATAGTCCCAAAGGGCTTTCTGGAGTTCGTCTGCGTCGGTCCATTCGCCGTGGGCATCGCCCTTGTTGGGAATGTACCAAGGACCCAAAGTGAACTTTTGTTCGTCGTTTGCTTTGTGAATCAGGTCCATTGTTTCGGAAGGCTTCGGCTTCTTGCGCTTCTTCTCGTTTGGGTTAGCCGATGAAGAGCCTTGGTGGACATCTTCCGAGGTCGGGTCCTCCTTGCGGACTCCCTCTTCTTCGGCAATCAGACGGTCCACAATCTCTTGGACTTCAGGGTGCATCGCATCGAACGACCTATCGCCGTCTAGCCATTCCGTGAACTGCTTGTACAAGTTGTTGATGTTAGCCATTGCTTTGCTCCTCCTGAGCCGATAACGCTAGGTCACAAGCCTTATTGAACGCCAGCACGGTTGTTTTTCGTGCAGGATTTCGGTGTTCTCCAAAGCCCAAAGACCTGATTCCTTCTTTGGCGTTCCATTCTTTGACCACTTTAAGCAAAGCCTCTCGAGGCGCTCCAATGCGGATAATTGACATTCTGACGGAATGACCAGCCATTTGACGCAGTGCTGCTCCAGCCCAACGATGGTGTCCGTCGATTACATAGCCGTCTGACGAAACCACGACAGCGAGTTTGTCGGTTGTCATGAACGCATCTGCCCCTTTGACTCCCTCTCGTCTGGCGATTTCAGCGGATGATTTGCCATTGACATCGGCTTGCATCGGCTTGAGAGTGGCGGGGTCAACACGCTCTCGAGTGACAGTCAGACCACGACTTTCAATTTCTCCGAGGAACTTTTCTTTTTCTTTTGAGGGGACCTGTGGCATTTGGTCTCGAGTACGAGAAGTGTCGCCCTTAAAGAATGGGGTCCCGACGACGGTCAAAAGACGAAGGTTTTCAGTGCCGTTTCCGTTCAGGAGAGCGTCTGTAATGGCAGGAACCTGACTTGTGGTTGCAGTTACCGCCTTACCTGCTTTCAGCCCGTCTACGACCTCTTGAGTGCTGTTTGTAGCGGTTCCGCCACCTTTGCCCCAGCGAATGTTGGCAGCATATTGTCCAGCGGCAGAACGAGACCCGAATGATTTGGCTTTTTGCATGTCAGCCAGAATTCCTTTAGCCCAAGACCATCCTGCGTCGCCACCCCAAGCAGCCCAAGCGACTCGACCAGCGGACGGGAATTTGTCTGAGCCTCGGTCCCATCCTTCGCCCTGTTTATCGACCTCGTGGCGAGCGAAGAAAGAGTTCATTCTTTTGATGGTGTCAAGACTGACCGAATCTCCAGCGGCAAGTGTCTGTGCTCGGTAGCGTCCTGTGGCTGTAAAACCGTCCCCAGCCTTTCCGTCGGCTATCCATGCCAGTGCCTGCTTTGCGGCGTTTCTGACGGCTTCTGGAGGGGTGTAGGCGGCTTTCTCGAGGAGTGTGTCCTCAATAATCCACAGTTTGCACAAGGCTTGTGGATGGATTTCGCCTTGGACCAACTCGCATGCACCTTCGCCTTCGTAGAACACGCAGTTGGCGCACATCAATCCTTCGTCAACGAATGGGTTGTCCTCTTCGGACATGTAATGGGCACCGTCGGGGCTTGAATCTTGGGTGAACATGCCGAACGCATCAACGATGATTTCGTAGGCGCTGTGCATGGCTTGCTGACGGGGGGTCAGTGTTTCCTCAAGCGGGTCCAGTTCGTCGTCCACGACAGGCAATCGTACTTACATCACCCTGCTAAAGCCGTACTTCAGTGGGGTACAGTGCATCGCATCAACGAGCGTGGGTGGCGAGCGATTCCATCTTGTCAAGGATTGCTGTTAACTTCGAGTGGACGCTGTCGGCGATTTCCTTTATACGGGAGTCGGTAGAGCCACCTTGAGGACCGTTGGCGCTGCCGTATTTGTTCCATATTTTGTGCGCCGTAAAACGCAAATTCGACATTTCCCCACGGGCTGTTTTGGGTCCAACAGCGTCCAAAAGTCGTTGGTGGGCATCGTGTTCTTTGTGAAAACGAGTGATGCTGGTCATAGCAGCGGTGATGCTGCTTCTCAGTTCTGTGGCTTCGTAATGATGAATCTCGCCCAATGCGGCAAGTTCCGACGACAGTTCTTGTTTTGCTTCTTTGGCTGTTGGAACTCCACGCTCTGACGCTGTTGGTCCTCTCCACCCGCCATTCTCGCCTTGCACAAGAAGAGTGCCGTCTGCTGCTCTTTGAGTTGGTCTGTCCGTGTTAAGACCATGAGCAGCGCTGGATTCACCACCGCCCTTGCCCCAACGGACTTGAGCAGCGTACCGCCCCGCCGCTGAACGGTCCCCACCAAAGGATTGTGCTTTTTGAACCACATGTGGCGCATCAGCGGCTGGCATTTCGTTGCCGTGCTCGTCGATAAAAGTCAATCCTATTAAGCCATCGTATTCGTCATTTTTTGCGCTCAATTGATACTCGCTAATCTTATTGCTCAAGGACAACGGTCAGGACATGAAGTTTGTCGCCAGAAGGACGAATCTCGTCTCTAGTTGCCAGCACTTTGAATTTACTGTCTCGTGGCAATAATATTTCTTTTTCCATACGAGACCTTGATGTGTCTGGCTGGCTGAAAAAGTGCATTTGTCTGAACGGAAGGACCTTTGTCCCTTTTGGGACAACAATCTCTAACATGTTTCCGCTAGATGCCCAATAGTTTTGATTTTCGTAGGTGGTCGACGAATAGCCTTTGTCCGAAAAGGATTGCCCAACCTGCAATCCTTTGAAAAATTCATCTCTTGCTATTTGGTCAGGCTGGACACCTCCACTCCTGTAGCCGAAAGGAATTCCACGGGTCACAATGATGTCATGAGTCAATGGAACTGCACGACTAAATGCAGAGTCCAAGTTGTCAATAGTTTGTCGGTCTTGGTCGGTTAGTTCACCGCTGCGTATTCGGCTGTTGGGGGAGAAAAATTGATAGCGACTTATGGCTTCTTCTTCTGCGTCGGTGAAAGTGTTGTGCCCTTGAGGGTACATGGCTTGAAGTAATGGTTCCATTTCTTCTTCGGTTCTCATGGGAACTGCTAAGGGGTCAAACTTTGGTCCTCGATTGCCCCATCGAACTCGAGCGGCGTACTGTCCCGCAGCCGAACGATTACCTCCAAACGATTGTGCTTTGTCTATCGCATCTGGCATTACTACATCGCTGACAATCGTTGCCATCGAGGTCGGGATGCTCAGGGAGCCGTAATCACCGAGAAACTGCACGGCTGCCGTGATAGCCGCAAAAGCGCCCGCTTCGTTCTGGAGCGTAGGGTCGACCATGTTGGTCGAGGAACCGCAACGAAGTTTGTAGCCCTCAGCGATGAGACGGTCTACTTCGACGATGGTTGGCTCATAGGTGCATCGCATAGCCCCACGGTTCCATTCGGCTTTGTGGTCCACGCCGTTGATTTGGAAGGTCCAGATAAGGCTCATGCTGTTGTCAATGTCCCGAGTACGAAAGACATGTAATCCCTATCAAAAAAGTCTTTGTTGCCGTTGATGAACTGTTCCATTCCTGTGCTCATGAGTTCGTAGAAACTGTTTCCTGAGCGGTCAATGTTTGGGGATTGAGCGGCGTACATGCGTCCAGAATACAGATTTCTAAAACTATCGGTGTAGATTTCTACGCCTTGTCCAGTGGTGGTCGAAGCAGCAAATCTGCTTTCTCGTTTTCCAGTAGGTATCCGTTCCTTCAACGGTTTTTGCCTGCTCTTTGAAGAATCGAAGCCTGTTGTGCGGTGCGCCATAAATGCCACCTCAAGGATTCTGATGTGAGGACGGTGAAACTCTGCAAAGTGTGTCATTTCATGCCCCAACACTTCAAGTCGGCTTTCGCCGCCGAACTTTCCAAGGTTGGCAGATGAGGGCATACTCACCGTTCCTAAACCTTTTGTAACCGTAGAAGTCGACGATACGAAACCGCTTTTGACAGCCATGGGTGGCATGAACGAGCCGTTGGGAATCGTGTGGTCGGAACGAATGTCTACCCCAGCAGTGTTTCCCGATGTAATCCAATCCGAAGGCATGATTTTGCCCAACTGCTTCAGCGCTGTGTCGAGTTCGGCTGACTCTTGTTTGTCCATAGCGGGGATACCGAAGTTAACTGAAACATTGGCTTTGATTGTGCCGCCAATTCCGCCTGTGCGTACTTCGCCGACAACTTCCTGCATTGTTTTCGCATAAGAGGCGTTTGCTTCGTCGGCGTTTTTGAACGGTTGATTTGCTTGATGGCGGCGAGTCACTTCGTCTTGAATTTTTCCGCCAAGAGCAAGAACTCTTTCATGGATGTCGCATGCTGCTGGGGATGGAATTAGTTCACCGTTGCGAGCGTCGATGAATACGCCTTGACCTTTGGTGTCGTCCCAGCCGATGCCTTTTGCGGGGTGGACCATTTCAACATCGCCGAACGGGTCATTGATTGAGTCAATACTTACTCCGAGTGCTTGGAGGTCTTGGCGGATGGATGCAGCCTCGGCTTTGAGTTCCTGCATGTGCTTTGAGCGTTCGTTTTTAGGACCGTCAGACGGGGTGGTGCCCCAGCGAATGTGTGCTGCGTATCGAGCGGCTTCTTCACGGGTGCCGAACTTACGGGGGCGACCTTTTTCAACCACTAGCGAATCAACGGCTTCCCAGATTTGTGCGACGACCGATTTCATCAAGCCTTCGTCTTGAAGTTCGACAAGAAACTGTCCGTCAACACCACCCGTCACTTTTTCTTTTCTCGCTCGAATTGTTTTAATGGGGATGCCAAGTTCTGCAGCCTTGCGTTGAAGCCTTACCCCAGCCTTGGGAGGGATTTGAACGGCAATGTATGCCACATCCGACAGTTTTACGCCACCGTGGATTTGGGCTTCCGTGTAAATGGTTCGTTTTCCCTGCTTCAGTCGAGTCATGTATCCATCTGGATAGTCCAAGGCACTCTCATTGTTATGGGACCATGAATACTGTCCTTTGGTAATTGGACCGTTCACGGGCGACGGATTGCGTTGTAGACCAAGCGAGTCGTTGACGGAGAATGTTGACCTGCCCTCCATTTGGTGCTTCATGACGAACTGAACAGAGCCGTATTGTTCGGAACTATTCATGTTTGTTGATTGAATACCGATTGGGTGAAGGTTCGCATAAACGGGTCGTGCACTAGGAAGGGCAAAAGGGTGGGTTCCGTATGCAGCCGCTTCGTGTCCCGCCCTCATCGAAGAGTCCAAGGAACCGCCGCTCGTGCTTGTCTCGAATTGATTCGTGATTTTGCCAGAAGTCAAAATCTGTAGTGCGGCTTCTGGTGTGGCGGCTACGGCAATTCGTTTGGCTGGTAAAGAAACACGGTCTGCCGTGTATTTCCGTGCCCGTTCTTCGCCAATGTTTTCTTTGGTCTCAAACACTTCGGCATGCTTGTTAATCATGTTGAAAGACATCGACTGCGCCACCTGCGAGCGATACACCACATTGTCAGCCACTTTGTAGTGACCGTGACTTTGAGTAGCCAACAAATCCCGTACTTCTTGAGATTCTGTTGATTTCTTCAAGACAGAGTCGTAATACGATATGAGTTGTGGACTCAGTTCATTGAAATCGTCCATTGTCATTTTTTTGTTTTCAATGCTTGTGAGGAGGCGTTGAATTTCTGGCGGCATGTTCTCTTCAAGCAGCGGAGCGTAGGGACGACCCGTGGTCATAGCCTCCACCACATCAAAGGTTGGCTCTAAGCCCGTGGGGTGAGCAACCGTCGCAGCAGGCTTAGCATCTCCCCCTCGATTACCCCAGCGAACCTGAGCAGCGTAGCGTCCAGCCTCTGAACGGGACCCGAACTGGCGAGGGCGACCTTTCTCAAAGTGCATCGCATCGTCCTTTGCCACACCCTTGGGGTCCTCATAAATCTTGTATTTCCCTTTTCCGTCTTTTCCGCTGCCAAGGACGACGATAGGGATGCCGTGTTTTGTGGCTGCTGCGATTAGCGCTGCGGATGGTTTCGAACCTGAAAAAGCGATATGTGATATGTCGGAAAGTTTGATTCCCCCGTGGATTTGGGCTTCTGCATAAACCGTTTGTTCGCCTTTAGCAATAGCATCCAAGTGGCTTCTGGAAGTTATGTCTGGACCACTGTGTTCCTTGTATCGCACTTGACCAGTCCTGATTGGTCCGTTAACTGGTGAGGCATTTCGATTCATACCCAGTGAATCGTGCACGGTAAAGGTTGAACGGCTGGCAACCGTTGGTTTCATAACGAACTGGACTGTGCCATATTGCGCCGATTTGTTTGCCTCTGTGTGTTGTAGACCCAAGGGGTGAAAATTGGCGTAAATGGGTCGGAGCGATGGTTCCGCTAAAGGGTGTACGCCGAAAGATGCAAGTTCGTGTGCTGCTCTTTCTCTCAAGCCGTTGTGTCCGCCGCTTGTACCAGTCTCGAACTGAGTAGTTATTTTTCCAGTTGTCAGAATCGATACTGCCGTTTTTTCGCTTCTGGTCAAGGCAATTCGTTTGTTGGGAGATGACGCAAGAAGTTTTGTGTCAGTAAGTGCTTTGCTTGTAGCACCGCCCATTGCCCGCTCTGTAAATCTTCCCATCATGGCATTAGCCATAGCCGTTGCGTACTGCCGCCGCTGACCATCTTGAGCACGATTCCATTCAACGGCTTTCCAGTCACGGTCATAGCCTTCAGGTGGAAACTCTTTTTTTGTTGGTCCAAACACGCTTCGAACACTGTTTGGGGGAAGTGACGAATCTGTGACTTTTCTGTCGTCCTGCCAGCCTCTTTTTTTCAATGCGGCAACTGTTTCGGGCGACAAATTTTCCATGTCAAAAAATTGAGGGAAGTATGCTCGAAGGTCTCTATGCAGTTTGTGATAATCGTCGCCTCCAATCTCCATTGAGCCGTCTCCAAGCGCCGTAAGACCCTTTTGGATGTGTTCAGGCATGCCTTCAAAAGTAAAAGGTTTGAAGGGGGCACCTGTCATAATTGCCACATTGATGTCCTCAGTTACTTCCAACAACGGACTATGTGCGCTTTCGGCGTTTGCAAATTGACCGCCTCCATGACCCCACCTGATTTGAGCGGCGTACCGAGCGGCTTCCGACCGAGACGCAAATTGGCGTTCTCGGGCTTTGTCTAAATCAATCGCATCATCTGTCACAATTGGACCTCTGCGACAATGTCCCAATAACCACGGGCAAGGGATGACCAGATACGGGTTTCGATTTCGGTGCCGTCCTCGTCAACGACCACGCCGACAGGAAGGACCTCCTCCATAGGGGTGCCTTCCCATACCTTCATAACGCCTGTTTGAATCAGTTGACGGTGTCCGTCTGTAGCAATCAGCAATCGCATGTCATACCTCGGGTGGAATCAAAATCATTGTGCAGCGGCACGATGGATGGGAGGGTGGGGTGAGAACACCGTTGGGGAACCCAGCAGTGACGGGAACCTGCATACCGTTCATTGGGGCACAGATGTCGCATACCTTGATGCCTTTCCACCCCGACGGTCCTGAAACCCATTCTTTTTTGGTGTTGGACAGGTTAATCAATCCTTTTTCG